ATGCTATCCGCACCATTGGCAGTTCGAGCCGTATGCTCTCGACTGTTCGTGGACATTTACAGGCGATCTCCGATATGGACTTTAGCCGACTGACTCAGGCGGCAAATGTCATCGGAACGATCACCGCCAATGTGTCGAACACTAACCCCATTACCACTCCCGCTGCCGCTACCACCCCTGTGACCGGCGCTATTCCTGCGGAAACTGCCACCGCAACTGGTTCTACTCAGACTGTGGAACAGGCTTCTACGGTAGCAAAGGAGTTTCTGAATGTCGAAAAGGCCGCTAAAAAGGCAAAGATGGCGACAGCCGACTTTTTGATTAAAAACAGTTCGGAAGCAGATTTGTTAAAAATGAAGTTGCAAGGGGTTAAGGAGAAATTGCGAACTGCCCTCAAGCCTGACTCTAATGCGTCTTCTACGCAAATCGCCAACTTGGTTTCACAAGCACAGTCGCTTCAAAGCAAGATTTCCGCTTTAGGGGCTAAATCTCCCTCTGTTTTTCAGAGAATTAAACAGAGTGCTTTGAGTGTACGACAGGCTTTGGATAAGTGGTGGATCACCATGCCTTTGAAAGCCTTGGCTTCTCCGTTTACAGCTATCGGTAGGGGCTTGAAAAAGGCGGCGGGGAGCGCAAAACAATTCGTTTCGTCCATTGGGCGTATCGCAATGTATCGAGCTATCCGTTTTCTTTTGAGCAGCATCACAACGGCTCTGAAAGACGGTATCAACAACCTCAATGCGTACAGCAAGACGATGGGAACCACATTCCACCAGTCGCTCAACACCATTGCTACCGATGCACTCTATCTCAAGAACTCTCTGGCAGCGGTTGTTGCTCCGATCATCAATGCGTTGGCTCCCGCAATCGACTTCCTTGCCGACAAAGTTGCCCATCTGCTGAACCTTCTGGCGCAGCTTTTCGCTCGACTGAGCGGCAAGAGTACATACACCAAGGCCGTCAAAGCCGCTACCGAGTATGGTAATGCGGTGGGCGGCGCTGCCGAAAAAGCCAAGAGCTTTACCGCAGGGTTCGATGAACTGAATGTCTTTGACCCTAACAGCGGTGGAGGTGGCGGCGGTGGACTCGGTGATGTGTCCAAGATGTTCGAGGAAGCTACCATTGATGACGAGATTTCTTCTTTCGCTGATCGCCTGAAAGAATTGTTTAAGTCCGGTTCGTGGTACGAACTCGGCGCTTTTGTTGGCGAGGAACTGAATAAGGTGATTGACTCTATCTCTTGGGATAAGTTGGGAACCAAGATTGGTAGGGGTATTACTGCCGCTGTGCAGACCGCCTACGGTTTCATGAAGACCTTTGATTTTTCTAATCTCGGCAACTCTATCGCTACTGCTTTTAACCACATGGTTGAAAATATAGATTTCAGCACTTTCGGGCGACTGCTTGTCCGAGGTGTTGCTTCTCTAATTGATACCGTGGCGGGATTTCTTGGCGGTCTGGATTGGGGTCTGTTGGCTTCCAAGGCCAGCGATTACCTGATCGGTGCTTTCGATGAAGCAAGTGAATGGTTCAAGAGTATTGACTGGACGAATGTTGGCGAAACCCTGTGGAAGTCCATCAAGGATTGTGTGTCCAATATCGACTTCGCCGGTATTGCAAAGTCCTTTTTCACCCTGCTCGGTACGGCTATCCGTTCCGCAGCACAGTTCCTCGGCGGCTTCTTCGGAAGAATCGGCAAGGACATTAAGAAGTGGTGGGACAAGGAGATCAAGGGAGAGAATTGGAAGGAAACTGCCAAAAACCTCCTGAACGCTATCGGTGAGGGGTTCAAGAACATCGGCACATGGGTGGTAGAGAATATCGCTTATCCGTTCCTCGATGCCTTGACCGGTGGATATTTCACCGAGCAGATCGAGCTTGCCGGTGGGGATATTGTCGCAGGGTTCTTTGGTGGTATCGGGAAAGCCTTTAAGAATGTTGGTACTTGGATTAAGACCAACATCGTTGACCCCTTCGTTAAGTTCTTCAAAGACCTCTTCGGTATTAAGTCCCCCTCTACCGTGATGGCAGAGATCGGCGGCTATGTGGTTGAGGGCTTCTTTAAGGGTGTCGGTACTTTCAGGAACTTCCGCAGCACTATCAGCGAGTGGGCAGGAGCCGTGGTCGAGTGGTTCCGTAAGGGTGAAGACGGTAAGGGGCTTATCGAACACTTCAAGGAGTTCGGCTCCAATGTCGTGACTGGCTTCAAGGATAAAGTTGGTACTACTTATCAGACCGTGAAAACCAATGTGACTACTTGGGCTTCCGGCGTGAAGGACTGGTTTACCAACGGTTCCTACGGTGGAGTCAATCGTACCACTTTCTCCAACTACGCTAATGAGGTGATCTCTGGCTTCCGTGAGAAGGTAGGCGCTACCTACCAGACTGTTAAGAGCAACATTACGACTTGGGCTTCCAATGTCCGTGATTGGTTTACGAACAGTTCTTACGGCGGGGTCAACTCTACCAATTTCGCAACCTACGCAAACAACATCATCACAGGCTTTAAGGACAAGGTTGGCAGCACCTATTCCACGGTTAAGTCCTCGATCACCACTTGGGCTTCCGGCGTAAAGGATTGGTTCTCTGGTTCCTCTTACGGTGGTGTGAACAGCACTACCTTCGGAACTTACGCAAGCAATGTCCTGAACGGCTTTAAGAACTACATTTCCAACAACTACACCAATGTAAAGAGCAGCATGACCACCTTTGCTTCCAAGGTGAAGAGTTGGTTCACAGACACGGTATCCTACAACTCTTTCTATCAGGTAGCCGCCGATGTGGTCAGCGGCTTTAAGAACGGTATCGGCAATCTGTACCAGACTTGTAAAAACACGATCAGCAGTTGGGGTTCCTCGATCATTGCATGGTTCAAGGATAAGCTGGACTCCAACTCTCCGTCCAAGGTGTTTGAGCGTATCGGCGAGGACACCATTCGAGGTTACAACCTTGGTATCAATGCTCTCGGCGGCACGACTAAGGGCGTTGTGACCTCTTGGGCGAACAGCTTTACCGGCGTGAAGCCTACCATGAGCTTCGCCGTGGATACCTCGGCTCTCAAGTATTACGACAGCAAGTCTTTCGCTCAGAGCATTGTTCCTAATGTGAACAGCAACCACAACTTCACCGTTGCGGGTATTGCGGAAGCCATGCAGGAGTTCTACCACGAGTATGTTGAACCCACGATGATGCAAATGGCTGAGGATATGCGCCGTCAGGCTGACAAGAAGGAACAGACTGTTGTTCAGATCGGTAATCGTACCATCACCGATGCCGTGACTACTCAGCGCAATGCCAACGGTTATCAGTTTACTACCGCATAAAGGAGGGGTGAGTAATGTCTTATTTGGCTATCAATGGATATGAACTGCCCCCTCCTAAGCGGGGCGTTAAACCGACTATCGCAACCATCGTGGACTCTGCCCGAAACGCCAACGGCACAGTCGTGGGTCAGCGGGTAGGCCGAGATCAGTACAAGATTGATACTCTGGAATTTCCGTGGCTCTCTGCTGCTGAGTGGAGTCGGATTTTGAGTATTCTCAATCAGTTCTTCGTCTATGTGACTTTCCCCGACCCTGTGACCAACCGTAAAGTCACCATTCGTATGTACTGTGGTGATCGCTCGGCTGAACCCTATTGGGTCGATGAAAACGGCAACCCCACATTCTATCGGAACTGCAAGTTCAATCTGATTGACACAGGCGAGTAAGGAGGGATTTTATGCAAAAGGTATCCAAGGCGTATAAGGAAAGCATGAAATCCTCCCTCCGAGAGAGAGCGTACATCATGCTCTCTTTCGGTCTGGTCAATCAGGAAGCTCAGGCTAAGGCGAGAATTGATGAAAACGGCGAGTTCGCCTATTTCTCCAATGCGTCTACGATTTTTTCCGAGAAAAGCAGTTTTCCGGTATACGCCACTTTGGAGGAAGACTTCACGAGGGTGGACGGCTCCATGCTGTTTCTTCCTCGCCCCAATGAGTCGGGAAACTATATGGACACCGGCATTATCAGCGAAGACCTGATCTCCGAGGGTCAATACGAGCTGCTTATTCAGCTTAACATGGTGGCTACCGACTTCATGGGCATTACCATCAACTTTGGTGAAAACTACCCTGTGGACTTCGATATGGTAGGCAGCAGCGGTCAGGTCATCGAGTTCCGTGGAAACGACAAGGCCGAGTTCAATACCGAAGAGGTGTTGTTTGACACCACCTCTGTTCGGCTGATCTTCTACCGCATGAAGAACCCGCAGAGCCGTCTTCGCATTTATTCTATCCGCTTCGGCTTCGGTCTGGTGTACTACAACGACTCGGTGCTGGCTTCCTCTCTGGAAAGTTATGTGTCCCCTGTGGGCGCTGATGTACCGCAGATCGACTTCATGGTGCAACTCAAGAACTACGACCACTACTTCAATGTAGACAACCCGAAGTCGGCGATCAACTTCCTTGAAACTGGTCAGCAGATGGAGATTTTCTACGGCTATCAGCTTCCCAATGGTGGAGAGATCGAGTGGGTGCGTGGCAACCGACTCCTGTGTTCCGAATGGGAAAGTGATGACTACACCGCTACCATTCGCTGTCAGGACATTTTTCGCAATATGGACTCGGAGTATTTCAAGGGCGTGTACAGCAGCGCCGGTAAGAGCTACTTCCAGTTGGCTCAGGAGATTTTGGCAGACGCAGGGGAAACCGACTACTACATCGACCCTCGACTCCACAACCTCTACACCAAGAACCCGCTGCCGAGAGTTCAGCATAAGGAAGCCTTACAGATCATTGCCAACGCCTGTCGGTGTGTTCTGTCCCAAACCCGCTACGGCACAATCCAGATCAAGTCTTCGTTCACTCCCGAAGCGTCTGTTTCGGCAAATGAGGAAGCCCCTTATTCTCAGGTGGGCAACATCATGAACGATGACCCCAAGGTGGAATATGCTACTCTGGCTCAGGACTACACCACCGCAGACGGCACGATGTATTTCCTTCCTCGCAATGTGAGTGGGAATGTGCTTCATACCGGCTTTGTATCGGCTGAGGTTTCTGATGCTGATGGTAACTTCACTACTAACCCTGTGCTGACGGTTACGCAGGAAGCGGTCTGTATGTACTACGGACTCAAGATGATCTTCGGTCATTCGCTCCCTGCCGGTATGGTCATTCGCACCTACAATGACGGCTCTCTGGTGGAAGAGTATGAGGTAGAGGAAGAGATCACCAAGAACTTTGTGCTTCTGCATACCTTTGATGACTTCGACACCATGCAGATCGAGTTCACTAAGACAGCGAACCCTTACAACCGTATCACCGTCAACCATTTCTCTTTCGGTGATGTGACCGAGTTCACCATGACCCGCATGGACATGACCTCTTCTCCCAAGGCAATCAAGCAGGAGCTTGTTAGGGAAGTCATCGTTCCCTGTTACAGCTATCAGAGCGGTACTGCGGAAGAGAGCCTTATCAGCGAAGAGATTACTGTTCAGGCCGGTACTACTGAAACTTTCTTTGTAGGTGAACCTTCCTACAACTTCCGAGCCATGTTAGATGACTCCGAAAGCGGTGTGTCGATCACCGCATGGGGTAACTACTATGTGACGCTACACTTCACGGTAAGTGGAACCTACCGCTTGGAGGTCATGGGTTGGCGCTACAAGATCGTGGAGCGATACGCCACCAAGGTTCTGAACAACCGTGGCAAGACTATCAAATGGGCGAACCCGCTGATCTCGGACATGACGATGGCTACCGACCTTGCCGAATGGCTTGGAGAGTATTACACAGCCGGTGTCGAGTACGAGTACAGCACGAGGGGCAACCCTGAGATTGATGCCAACGACATTGTGTATCAGGAAAACGAGTTCCACGATGGCATGAAGGTGAATATTTACCGGCAGACCATCAATTTCAACCAGAGCTTTTCTGGTAAAGTTACCGCTCGAAGGATTGGAGGTTAAGCTATGGCAGCAGTTTGGCAAACCCCGAAAACCGACTGGACTGGCACGACCACTTCCAGCGGTGAATATGTGGGAGATCGGTTTAACGCTGCCGATTTCAACCGCATTAAAAACAATTTGGATTTTCTGAGAGAACTGGCTATCAAGCTGTACGAAGAGTTCTCTATCGTATCCCTTGGTGCTGATCGTACTCCCAAAGATTACTTCTACGCTGACGAGATCAACCAGCTTGAGGAAAATCTTAATACGATCAACGCCAACACCCTGAAAAGACAGTATGGTGTTACCCCTTCTTATATCGCAAACGGCCTGACGATGGACTTCATCGAGCTTAACCGATTGGAGGGAGCCATGCTTGATCTTTATGACAGACTCACCAACGAGTCGGAAGGGAGAAGAATGTTCACATGGAATTTCGGAATGAAAGGAGGGGGTCTGTAAATGGCTTGGGTACTGTTACCGGTTGATTATACCGATGCTGTATGGAGCGGTCTGAAACGCTATATGCAGGTGGAAAATGAGGACGGCACAGTTTCTTTCCAAGATGTTACGGTGTACTCCCAAAAGGAAAAATCGTTCTTCGGAGCCAAAGATGCCAACCGAATGAACGAAGCCTTGAACGCCATCATGTCTATGGTGGAAAACGGAACCGACCTCTACGAAGCGTTCCAAAACTACTTTGCCGATCAGAAGGTGCTTTTCGAGCAGGAAGCCGACCAGAAGCAGGAAGACTTCACCTCTTACATGGAGGGTATCGAAAAGCAGGGTGACGCTCTGATCGAGGAACTGGAAACCGGTTATCGCACCGAGATTGACCAGTTCGAGGAAGCTCAGGAGCAGTTGTTCAACACTTGGTTTGAGTTCATCAAGGGTCAGTTGACCGATGATGTGGCGGGTAATCTGCAAAACCAGATTGACACTTTGGAGGTCAAGACCGATGGTTTTGCTCCCATGACCACCACTTTCTCTACCGATGGCAAGCGTATTACCGAGGTTTCCGGCACAAAGCGTATCGAAACCGAGTTTGTGTCTGATACCGTCATCGTCCAGAAGCTCTATGAGAACGATGTTCTGATGAAGACCAAGACGATCACATTCAGCGCCGATGGCATGACCATCGAGGAAGGAGTCAAATAATGAGTTGGGCAGAAGCAAAATGGACGGTTGACCAGATTTTGCAGAAAATTGGTCAGGCTCCGAACAACATGAGAGCGTTTAACGCTTTCTCGGTCAATAAGACCAGTATCGGGTTGAACTTTCTGGAACCCGAAGACAGCTACGCAGACGGTAATCTGATCTGCTCCGTTGCCGGTGTCATGGTTCGCATGAGTACCACCGGCTATCCCGCCAACACCTCCGAAGGTGAACTGGTTGTGGACAACAGCGACCTTGGCAAGTACGCCACGGACGCTTTCGTGGTAGAGGGACTGGTAGAGGGTCAGACCTATTACTTCTCCGCTTTCCCTTATTCCACTCAGGGTGTGTTCAACCTTTCCACCAATGAGGTCAACCATGCGAGTGCGGCTCCGGCAGACGGTGAAACAGTCAATGTCACGATCACCGTTGATGACGCTGCGGCGTTCACCGGTGTAGTCATCACTTGTGTTGATGAAACCGAACCGAGTGCTACGCAGACCGCTACTCTGGCTTCCGCTCAGAGAGAAGCGTCTTTCGTGGTTCCCATTGGTCACAGCTACCATGTGGAGTACGGTGCGGTAGATGGCTATTCCAAGCCTGAAAACACCCCCTCCAAGGTGTCTATCGCCGGTGCTACTACCGACTACACCGCTACCTACCACTATTTCTCCGCAACCATTGATGTGGCCTACCCTGTGGGCGCAATCCTGACTTGCACTCACGGCAGCACCGTCTACACGGCTCCCGATACTTCCGGCACTCACCGCTTTGTGGTGCATGAGGTTGGTACTTGGGAAGTCAAAGCCGAGGGCGGCGGTGAGGTTGCTTCCATTCAGGTATCTATCACCACGGACGGTCAGTCTGAGAGCGTAGAGCTTTCTTTCGTGAAAATCTACGGTATCAGCCGCAATATCACCGCTACTTCTCCCGCATGGGCGAGAAGTGATGACGCTGTTGGTATGACCGCCACCGCTTCTGTTGGTACTACCGCAGGAGCCAGCAGCTTCGACAGTTGCTACCCTTGGTCTGAAATTCAGCGTGAAACCCTGTCCACCGGTGATGTGATGGTCAAAATCCCTAAGTTCTGGTTCCAGCGTTACCGTGAGGGCAATGTCGAGTACATCAAGATCGCAGATAAAGCCGCTACCGGCTTTACCCTGCACCCTGCTTTTAAGCATGGCGGTGTGGAGTGCGATCACATCTATGTAGGTGCTTACAAGACTTCCTCCAACAATAAGTCTGTGACCGGCGCTTCCCCTCAGGTCAGCCAGACCAGAGCTACTATGCGTAGCAACGCCAAGAACAAGGGAACTGGTTGGAGTCTGATCGACATTTCCGCTCTGTCTGCTATCCAGATGCTTATGCTGGTAGAGTTCGCCGACAACAATATGCAGTCCAAGATCGGGCGTGGCTATTGTGACGGCAACAGCGCCGCTATTAAGACTGGCTCTTGCGACAGCGTGTCCAACCTGACTGGTAGACCCGCTGGCACGGACGGCAAGGTTGATGTGGTATGGCGTGGTATCGAGGGCTTTTGGGGTAATGTTTGGGAGTGGGTTGACGGCCTGAACTTCAACGAGGGCAAGTATTATGTCTGCAACGACATTTCCAAGTACGCTGATGACACCGCCACCAACTACGAGCAGCTTTCCTTTACCGGTGCTACCAACTGGTCTTCTTCCTACATTACCGAAGAGGGTCTGGACACCGGCAACAATCCCCATGTCATCATGCCCAAGGCGGCAGGAAGCGGCAGCGAGTCCACTTACGAGTGTGACGCTTGTTGGTCTTCTACCGGTTGGCGGGTGTTCAGACACGGTGGTCTTTGGAGTGATGCTTCGAAATGCGGTCTGTTTACGGCTTATCTGGGCGATGACTCCTCGGGCGCGGCCACGAGCGTCGGCTCCCGCCTGCTTTATATCCCCTCCTAAGGGGGTGTGGGGGATTTTCTCCCCCACATAAAGTGGTGCTACAAGGAAAGAACTTATAAGTTTAAGGCGACCAACCATAGCGGGTGTTCAAACACGGTGGTAATTGGAATAATGCTTCGAAATGCGGTCTGTTTACGGCTAATCTGAACAATGACTCCTCGAACACGAACACGAACATCGGCTCCCGCCTACTTTTGTTAAATCGTAAATCAATGAAAGGTTGTATCGCCGTACCCATTGGTAAAAAATCGTTTGGAGGGACAGGGCTGGTAGGTTCACTCTCGAAAGCCCTGTAAGAAACAAAAGCAAATATGAAAAGATTTGGTTTCCTATACGAGCAGATTATCTCAGTTGAGAACTGCAAGACGGCAATCCTGAACGCTTCCAAGAAGAAACGCAAGCGCAAGACTGTCATCATGATCTTGGAAAATATAGACTACTACGCTCAGGAATTGTCAGACCGCATGGCTCGTTTAGACTTCCTCACTCCTTATGTGAAACGCATAATCCGTGATGGCCTGTCCGGTAAAGAGCGAGAGCTTCAAATACCCTCGTTCTATCCTGACCAATGCGCTCACCACGCAATCATGCAGATCGTTCAGCCGATCTTCCTGAGATCGTCCTACCATTGGAGCTGCGCCAATATCCAGAAGAGAGGTATCGACCTCGCTTGCAAGGGCGTAGAAAGAGCGACCATGCGTGATATAAAACAGGCCAAGTATTGTGCGAAGATGGACATAAGTAAGTTCTATCCTTCAATTCCTCATGATAAACTCAAGGCTCGTCTGCGAGAGAAAATCAAAGACGAAAAGGCACTTGCCCTGATTGATGCGGTCATTGACTCCCACGAGAAGGGTATTCCTATCGGGAACTACACATCTCCTTGGTTGGCTGAGTTCTTCTTGCAACCGCTCGACCACTTTATCAAACAGCAGCTCGGCGTGAAACACTATATCCGATATGCTGATGATCTGGTGATGACCGGCAATAACAAGAAGAAACTGCGAAAAGCCATGTATGCGGTGATTGAGTACATAAAAGGCTTGGGCTTGACTGTTAAGCACGATTACCAGTTATTTCGTGTGCAGCGGAAGAACCGAGAGCGCAAACACCGTAAGGGAAGAAAGATCGACTTCGTAGGCAGATGCTTCGGTATCAGGGTCACTACCATTCGTAAGCGGAGGGCGTTGGCTTTGATGCGGCAGAGCCGGTACATTCGCAAATTGCAGGAAAAGGGACGGCCTGTGCCATTCAAGGTAGCTTCCGGCTTCCTGTCCCGAAGTTCCTGCTTCAAACATACCGACTCTAAGGCCATGAAAGAAAAATACTACGATACTGTGAACATTAGAAAATTGAAGGAGGTTGTCAGCAATGAGAGTAAAAGGCAATATCTCGCCCAATGTGCTTAACATTGAGCCTTACGCTCCTAAGGCCGGTCATGTGGAAGTCCGGCTGAGGGATAACATCAATCCCATCGTGGAAACGGACGAGATGACCGGTCAGGAAATCTCCATGTTCGAGTATGACGAATACACCTTTGTTCTGCCTGACCGTGAGGGTCTGCGTGAGGACATTGAAGCGAACATGGCAGACTGGCTCGTGACCGGCAGGACTTTGGAAGTCAATGAGGGCGCAAGCATCCTGATGGATATGAAAGACGCTCTCGGAATTGTGGGGGTAAAGGTATGAATGTAATCGAACAGGCAATGGTTATCCGTGAAGCTATGGACTATGCCGGTGCTACTCTGACCGAGGAAGCGGCTCTGGTGTGTGTCCATCTGTACCGTCCTTGGGCGGTAGGTGTTTCTTACGCTGAGGGTGAGTATTTGACCTACGGCGAAAACAAGGTCGGCGATCCTCAGCTTTACAAGGTGGCACAGGCTCACACTTCTCAGGCTGATTGGACTCCCGACATTACTCCCGCTCTCTTCACTCCGATTGGTCTGACCGAGGAAGGTTATCCTGTATGGGCGCAGCCTACCGGAGAGCATGACGCTTACAACACCGGCGATATTGTAAGCTACAACGACACTCTGTACATCTCCACCATTGACGGTAATGTATGGAGTCCTGACGCTTACCCTGCCGGTTGGGAAGTGTACGCTGAGTAACGGAGGTACAGCCCAATGGAAGCTATTATTGTGGCACTCGTTTCGGGTGGAATTACCCTGATCGGTGTTCTGATCGCCAACAGCAAGACTCAGGCCGTCATGGAAACCAAGGTGGACGAACTGACTCGTGAGGTTCGTGAACACAACAATTTCGCCAAGCGTATGCCGGTGGTTGAAGAGCAGATCAAGGTCATCAACCATCGTATCGAAGACTTGGAGGGCTATCACAAGCCCAACTGACACAAAAATCAAGGTGGATAAGGTGTGCCATTTCTGAAAATCTCACAAAGTCCCCTTATAGAAACGCTCTTTAAGAGGGGTTTATAGGAAAATCGAGAAATGAGCCACCTTACCCACCCACATAGGAGGTATTACTATGCTTAACGCTGTTCTGAATAATCTGGTCAATATCGGGTGGGCTATGCTCATTTTCCTGTGTGCATACCTCTCCAATATGTCCTTCTCGATGTACTACAACATCAAAATCCTGTTGGAGCCTTTCAGCAAGGACAAGCTGATGAACTCCGGCTTGAAGATTGCCGCTTTCATTTGCGGCCTGACGCTTCTGTGTCTGTCCGTTACTACGCTGCCCCTGTTTGCTGATATGGTGGGGTGGACAATCCCCGAAGAGTATGCAGAGATTTTCAGCGACCTCGTAATTATCGGTGCGGTTCTGATGGTGTCCTGCAAGTACATTGTTGAAGCATTTACTAAGTTCAAGGCTATCTTGGATTTCAGGAAGGAGGAAACCGACAATGGCTAAAAAGAAGCCCACCCTCAATCTGAGGTACTACAACCACGAGATTGACGATGATCTGCCCTATGTAGGTCAGCTCAAGCTCGACAAGAAGACTGGTTACATCTACGATGAAGACGGTGATGTGGTAGACGAAGATACCCTTGCCGGTTTCATGGAGGGTGACGGAAAGGGGGACGATGACGATGAGTAACAGTTCTCTCATTTCCTGTACTGTCCTCAGTCCCAACCATTCTGGTAAGCGTACCATGCCCATTGACCGCATTTCCATTCATTGTATGGCGGGTAATCTGTCTGTGGAGTCCTGCGGCTCTCTGTTTTCTAAAAGCAGCAGACAGGCTTCCAGTAACTACGGCATTGGTTCCGATGGTCGTATCGGCCTGTATGTGGACGAAGCAAACCGCTCTTGGTGTACTTCTTCCAGAGCCAATGACCAGAGAGCGGTCACTATCGAGGTTGCCAACACCGTAGCCGCTCACCCTTGGCCTGTGTCTGACAAGGCGTATGCCGCCCTTATTAAGCTGTGCGTGGACATTTGCAAGCGCAACGGTAAGAACAAGGTGGTGTGGTTCCCTGACAAGGATACCGCTCTGGCCTATGAGCCTAAGGCCGGTGAAATGGTTTTGACCGTTCACCGTTGGTTTGCGGCTAAGGCTTGTCCCGGTGATGACCTCTTCAACGATCACCCTGATATTGTGAAGAAGGTCAACGCTCAGATCGGCGGTACTGCAACTCTCGACCCCGAACCTGAGCCTACCACTCCCAAGAAGACCAATGAGGAAATCGCCAAAGAGGTCTATCAGGGCAAGTGGGGTAACGGCGCAGATCGGAAGAACCGCCTGACCGCTGCTGGTTATGACTACGCTGCTGTTCAGGCTCTCGTGAGCAAGCTGGTCAAGGGTGAGTCCATTACCTCTACCACTCCCGCTTCTCCCACGACTGTTAAGGCCACCGGCGTTGCTACCAAGCTCGACAAGTCCTTGGCGGGTACATATACCGTCACCGCTTCTTCCGGCCTGAATGTCCGCAACGCTGCCGGTACTGCGGCAAAGGTGCTGGTCACTATCCCTAAGGGAACCAAGGTTAAGAACTACGGCTACTACACTCCTGTGGGTAGCGTAAAGTGGCTCTTTATCCAGTTCACCTACAAGGGCGTGACCTATACCGGCTTCTGCTCTGGCGCATACCTGACGAAGTGAAGGTGATCTCTATGGACGGCAAGCGTGTTTACAAACCGCCTAAGAAGAAAATGAAGACTCGCACAAAGTTTGTGATCGTGTCAGTCTTCAACCTGACATGGTACACCGTGGCGGTGCTGATTGCGAATTTCCACGATCATGTAGTGCAGACGGAGTTGACCGTGGCGTGGTTTGCCGCATGGACAATCGAACTGGCCTTGCTTGCCGGCATCAAGGTCAAGAGCAAGTCCGATGACGAAGCGGCGGGGTGATCTGGTGCAAGTCCTGAAAAACCTCACGCTGGACAGGCTGATAAATCTCTACGAGGGAAAGGTTATCCATGACAGAGTGAATATTCAGCGTCACTTCAATGCTCCTGCCGACTACGAGAGGGAGTTGGCTCAGGATAAGATGATCTTGGGCGCTCTGAAATGTGCCAAACTCCACGGATATACCGGCGAAGAATAAAAAAAAGAAACACTCCCTACCAGTTACGGTAAGGAGTGTTTTTTGGTTTGGACGAGTATCGTTCCCCACACAAAGCGGGGTTCGGATATGCGTCCAATGGTGGAGCCGAGGGGAATCGAACCCCTGTCCGAAAGCAACTTGGAAAGACTTTCTCCGGGCGCAGTTTGTTATTTACATTCCCTCATCCCATCGGGAACAAACACTCTATGGGACTTGGTAGCTTCATGATGCATGGTACGCTCAAAGCTTTGCGCACGCACGTTCTCCACTCAAATCACACCCGAGCCCGGCTCGTGGACCTTCCGGGGCGGATGGGCGCCTAATTAGGCAGCCAGAGCAACAGTATTGTTGTCAGT